TTAGATGATGATACCAAAAAGTAATAAAAACGAAGAAGAGTTTGACTTAATCAAACCAGACAACTATAATAAGTTCACGTCTGAATCAGGTCATTGGTACACCCAAGAAGGAGAACCGATGTACACTATCATTGGTGCTAATGGTAGAGAAAGAAATACCACGTTGAGAGATGCTAAAACATTGGGTTTAGTACCTTCTGTCACAACGATTATTGGTATGATAGCTAAACCATCTTTAGAGAACTGGAAAATAAATCAGGCTCTAAACTCAGCACTATCTTTAGAAAGATATGAGAATGAATCGCTCGATGAGTTTTCGTCTAGGTGTAAATACGACTCTAAAAAGATTAGTATTGAAGCTGCTGAACAAGGTACTAAGATACATGGCATGATTGAAAGAGGTTTCTTAGGTAAAGAGAAAACTAAGCCATACGAAATTATTAAAGAATGGTTAGATGAAACTTTTCCTAATGAAGAATGGATAGCAGAAGATTCTTTTTGTGCTACACAAGGCTATGGTGGTAAGGTTGACCTGTATTCTAAGTCAGGAATATTTATTGACTTTAAAACAAAGGATAACTTAGAAGGCAAAGACCCTACTAAATTAGTTTATGATGAACATGGTATGCAACTTTCAGCCTATGCTCAAGGTTGTGGTTTTAAAAAAGTAGAACGAGTATCTATTTTTGTAGACCGAAAAGATACTGAAACTATTTTGTATCATGTTTGGGATAAAGAATCACACACTAAACACTTAGGAATGTTTAATAATATTTTAGAGTATTGGAAACTTGCTAAGAACTATGACTCTACTGTAAAGAAAAATGGCAAGAAGAAAACCAAGAAAACCAAGACCTAAAAAAGAGGCAGGTATTCCTAGAGGCTATGATAGCCATTGGGAATACGAAATACATCAAAGATTATTTAACAAATGGCTGCATCATTACGATACGGTTAGTTATAATATTCCTAAGAAATACGAACCTGATTTTGTCAGAGTATTTGATGATGAAAAGGTTATCTTAATTGAAGCTAAGGGTAGGTTTTGGGATTACGCAGAGTACAGTAAATACATTCACATTCGTGATGCTTTACCTGATAATGTTGAATTAGTTTTCTTTTTTCAAAAACCTTATGCCCCTATGCCTCAAGCTAAGAAAAGAAGAGACGGCAGTAAAAGAACTCATGCTGAATGGGCAGAAGCCAATGACTTCCGTTGGTTCTATGAAGGCAATTTACCTGATGAATGGAAAGACAATGAATTATAAATTTGACGAAAAAGTTATTTTAAAAATGATAGAACATTATGTTGATGGTACTTATGACAAGCACTATTCACATGGAAAATATCAAGCTACTGACATGATACTTGATGCGGGTTATGGCGAAGGATTTGCTATGGGCAACATCATGAAATATGCCATGAGGTTTGGTAAAAAAGATGGTAAGAACATTGATGACTTACTAAAGATTATACACTATACAATGATAGCAATTTACATATTAAGACAGGAGGAAAAGAATGGAGAAAAAAGGTGAACACCCTTACTTAGGAATAATCATAAACTATGACAAAGATAAAAAGCTAGACAAATTTAGTTTAGATACTCTTCAAGATAGGTATTTATGGCAGAACGAAACTTCGCCACAAGAAGCATTTGCTAGAGCTTCAATATTTGTTTCTACATTCAAAGAAGAAACCGACTTTGACATGGCTCAAAGAATTTATAATTATGTTTCTAATCTTTGGTTTATGTTTTCTACCCCTATTCTTTCTAATGGCGGTACAACTAGAGGATTACCTATCAGTTGTTTTCTTAACTATGTTCCAGATAATCGTGGTGGTTTATCCAGTCACTATGATGAAAACATTTGGTTAGCTAGTTCTGGTGGTGGTATTGGTGGTTACTGGGGAGATGTTAGAAGTGATGGCATACCTACAAGTAATGGCAGTAAGTCTACTGGCTCAATACCTTTTATGAAAGTAGTAGACTCTCAGATGTTAGCTTTTAATCAAGGTGTAACTAGACGAGGTAGCTATGCTGCTTACATGGATATATCTCATCCAGAGATTGAAGAGTTTATGGTCATGCGAAAAGAATCCGGTGGCGATGTAAATAGAAAGTGTTTGAACTTACACAATGGAGTTAATATAACTAATGCATTTTTAAAAGCTGTAGAAGAAGATGATGACTGGCGATTGATTGACCCGAAAACAAATGAAGCTGTTAAGATTATAAAAGCTAGAGAGCTCTGGTCTAAGTTATTAGATGCTAGAGCAGAAACTGGAGAGCCTTACATTGTCAATATAGATAATTGTAATGATGCTCTACCCCAAGGACAAAAAGATTTAGGATTAGAGGTAAAACAAAGTAACTTGTGTTCAGAAATAACCTTACCTACTAATGACGAAAGAACTGCAGTCTGTTGTTTGTCAAGTGTCAACCTTGAACACTTTGATGAATGGTCTAAAGATGATAAATTTATAGATGATTTAGTGACTATGCTTGACAATGTGCTAGAACACTTTATTGAAAATGCAGTCGATTTAAATTCACTTGGAGGTTACAATGCAAACTATGAGAGATTTAAAAAACATATTAAAGAAGGCAAAGAAGGCTTTACAAAAGCTGCTTATTCAGCCTATCGTGAAAGGTCTATTGGTCTTGGAGCAATGGGTTTTCATTCTTATTTACAAAATCAAAACATACCCTTTGAGGGAATCTTCTCGACTGGCATCAACTATAAATTATTTAAGTTCATCAAAGGAGCTGCTGTTCTTGCATCTAGAAGACTTGCTGTATTACGGGGGGAAGCTCCTGATATTTCTAATTCTGGTCTTAGGAATTGCCATCTCCTTGCTGTTGCACCTAATGCTAGTTCCAGTATTATTTGTGGGGGAACTTCTCCATCCATCGAACCCATCAGGGCTAACGTCTTCACTCATAAAACGCTATCTGGAAGCTATAAAGTCAAAAACAAAAACCTTGAAAAACTCATCAACAAAAAAGTAACCGACCCTAAAAAGCGTAAGAAAGTCTGGCAAGATATTAGTGATAATCGTGGGTCAATACAAGAGTTAAAGTTATTTACAAAAGAAGAAAAAGAAGTATTTAAAACCGCAGATGAGATAAATCAAATTTGGGTTGTCGAACATGCATATAAGCGACAAGAGTTTATATGTCAAAGTCAAAGTGTTAATTTGTTTTTTATCTTACCTGATTCAACTCAGAATCAAGAACAGCATAATGAATACTTACAGTATGTTAGTGATGTTCATTGGTATGGTGCTAATAAATTAAAATCACTTTATTATTTTAGGTCTGATGCTGCTAAAGCTGCAGAGAATGTTAACATTAAAGTTCCACGAATTAAGTTAGATGAAGTGGAATGTATAGCTTGTGAGGGATAATATGAAATGTTGGCACTGTAATACAGAATTAATTTGGGGTGGAGACCACGATATAGAAGAGGAAAACGAAGATTACATTATTGAAACTAATTTAAGTTGTCCTAATTGTAAAACACTTGTTATGGTTTATTTACCAAAGGAGGAAAATAATGAGCTTACTTAGCACTAGAGATTACTATAAACCGTTTGACAATCCATGGATGTTTGATTACTATGTATTACAAAATCAAATGCACTGGATGCCTGAGTCTGTACCTTTACATACAGATGTTAAAGACTGGCAAGAGTTATCAGATAATGAAAAGAATTTATTAACACAGATATTCAGGTTGTTTACACAGTCTGATGTAGATGTCGGCTCTGGTTATATAGATAGATACATGAGAATATTTAAGAAGCCAGAAGCAAGAATGATGATGGGGTCATTTGCCAACATGGAGTCTATCCATCAACATGCTTACAGTTTACTATTAGATACTGTCGGTATGCCTGAGATAGAGTACAAAGCTTTTTCTGAATACGAAGAGATGTCCAACAAACATGAGTACATTAGTAATTTAAAAACAACTAAAAGAGACAGAGAAAGTATTGCTAAAACTTTAGCAGTGTACTCAGCTTTTACTGAAGGACTACAACTGTTCAGTAGCTTTGCAATCTTGTTAAACTTTCCAAGGTTCGGTAGAATGAAAGGTATGGGTCAGATAGTTACCTATTCTATT